GGAATTGCAGCACGCACTTCTTCCTTCACCATTTCTCTGATCATTTGTCTTAGTAGGTCTTTTGTCATATTATTATTAAATATCAAGATTTATAGTTCAAAATGTACTTATGTTTCAGTTTCCAAAACATCAACAACTTGTCTGTTACGGCGATCTACACCGAAAAATCCACCGGGAACCCCTTCACCAGTCTCTACGTTAACGGAAACTGGTTGAGAACCGTCTTGTATTGTACCACCGTCTTGACCCGGAGCATACCCACCACCGGTCAAAAATACACGTCTACTCAACAAAGTAGATAGTCGGTTCTGTAGTTCCTGTAATTCAAATAGTTGAACAGGAATTTGAGTAAATGGAAGTGACGCACCACCGGCATCAGGATGTGAGTGATAATACCAATGTACATGTGTCTTTAACCATTCACACAAATCAAACAACCAATCCACTGTAGTTTGTCCCAACAATGCGGGTTCATTGGTTTCATCGTACTGGCCCAAATAAATAGCAGGACTATTCAATACAGTCTTGGTATTCGTAGTCATCACGATTTGTTCATGTGCATCAACTGTATATTCACTATCAGTCACCACAGCATATCGTTTCTTAGAAAAATGTATGGTCTCTGAGAACCGGCTACTTAAAATCAAACGATCCGAATTTACTATCAATTGATCTTTATTCAGTATTGGATATTTAAACGACGTAGCACCATCTGGACAAAACGCAGCAACTTCTTCTCTTGAGTCATTACCAAATAACTTTTTGTAACAGGTACTAACATACTTGGAAATTGTACATCCAGACGTAATATGAATTGATGTACCATCATTATTAATATCTTCCAATAAAAACCCACCGGTATTTCTTTCTGGATTTGATAAATCAGATTCATTAATTGCAGCAATAGCTGGAAGTCTATCATGCAACTTGATCTCTTTATCCTTTTTCAAAGGACGTTGACGGTTTCTCAACAAAATCATTGGATTTCCACCACCAACTTCATACTCATTATTGTAGAAGTTGTTGGTTTTCTTTTGTCCAATATTATAATCGACATATCCCTTTTCAAAATCGTGTGCGGGATTTGTACTATATGCTTTATCATTCTCACGATTATCATCGTATCCACCAAATCGAATAGACTGACCAAATCTACTTTCAATCAACGTATCACCTTCAAATCGTTTCAATGAACGAATATACGGATTGTGTAGAAAATATCTACCAAGTGAACCTTCAAATCCATACCCTCCTTCAGCTCTTAATTTGCTTACTGGTCCTTTGTAATCGATAAATGGATCTTCGGGTGACTTATACTCTTCACGGTTGCCCATATTAGCACCGTAAGTTTGTTCAAACCCAATATCCGCATTATTGTTTACAAAGTTCTTGTAGTTGATTTTTCTGGTGTAATACAAGTTTTCGTTGTATTTGACAACTCCAACTATTTCGTTTACCAGAGGATATTCAGATATATTATTTTCCAAAGGAAGTGCCCATGGAAGACCTTCTTTTGGCAAAGTAGTTTGTGTGTTTAACAATCGCAGTTTGACACGACCAATCCATGTATAATCGACATCATCAATTGATGGCTTCTTTCCTACATAATTTTCAGGCCACTGATCTGGATCCAAATAATGCCCGTTCTCACTTATTTCAGGATGATCTTCATCCAAAATAATATCCAACACGACAGCTGGTTCAAACTGTGGAGTTTGAGATACATCTGTCAATAAAAACTTTAGATCTCTCTTTGTGGCCAAAAGATTTACATCTTTTGACTGATCCATTGCGATAGGGGCATTCATATTACGACTTATTAATCTTTATCTCGGAAGATGTGTTGATAACTTCAATTTCTTTCATGAGTTGACGTTTTTCATCTTCTGTCAAAAACCCAGTCATTTCACCGTCAGCACCAACTGTCTGCTTGGACAAAATACGTTGAATTACTGCTGCCAATTTAACCAACTGTTCATCATTCTTTACTTGCACATCCAAGTATTCTTTTATCAATGGTACAATCATTAATGCGTCATTTGCGGTCTTAATTAACGATCTAAGATCACTAATAAGAATATCAAGTTGATCTCTATTATTTTCGGAATTTTTTACAATGTCCTTACAAAGATCCGAAAATTTCTTATTTTTGTATATTTCAATATCGTTGTCCATGCCAAGTATCTATTGTTATAAATAGAAAAACCACTCTTTTTGGAGTGGTTTTCCTTATTTTATTTTAAAACACTGTTACAACTTACCTGTGTCAACGTAAGCTTTAGTGATGTTATTCTGGTAATTCTTCATTCGATTAATCACTTTTGTAATTTGTTGAGTCTTACATGATGAAATCTCTCGGATATAAAGATACAGTGCCTTCTTGTTAAATGCATCAATTCTATCACTGTTACGAAACAATTCGATTACTGCGTTTGCAATATTGATATCACGTTGCTTGGTGAAAATTTTGTTTACGTTCTTTTCCCAATAACTGACCATCAAATCAAGAAACTCACGGTTTTCTTCATCCTTGTAATATCCGTCTTCCTGTTGCAACTTGTAGGTGTTTTCACTAGTGTCATCGCCAATTTCAACATGTTGATTGAATCGTTTGTAGTTAGTATTGTTCTGAAAAATCAAATAGTTCTTAGCGATAATACTGAAATAACTAAATGCCTTACCTTTACCACTTTCAAACTTATGAATGTTAGCAACCAAATGTGCAACGGTTTCCTTTTGAACTTCAATAGGACTAGTTTCAAAATAACAGAACTTAAATGTATTGAACACATTTTCTACCAACTTCTCAAACGCATATTTGATTCTAACATTATAGATTTCGTCTCGTTGAGATTGATCATCCGTAACGTTGTATTGGTTAATAGCCTCTTCGGTCTCTGTGGTAAAATACATCTTCTCCTTAGGCTTACGAGTCTTTCGTTTCTTTCCCTTGGATTCAATAACTGGATCTTCAGAAATAGTAACGATTGCTACAGGTGTTTCGAGAATCGGCTTACTTACGGACTTGGATTTTGTTTGTGGAGACTTCTTCTTTGTCAATCGAGTCACCAATCGTGGGGCAGGCTTTTTGCCCTTTTTAGGAGATTTAACTTTGGGCGGTGTCGTCTTGTTCTTTTTCTTGGTTTTGGCTTTGGTTTTGGCTTTTGACATTTGATTCTATCCTTTGATTGAGTTTTTGGATTATTAAATATAAATCTGAAAAGATCGATCCTACTTCATCATCTTTTTCAAATAATTGTTTATCATCGACTCCTTTGATTTCTTGATAAACTTCATTAATATCATTCTTGAATTCTACTATCCAACTCTCATAAATGTCAATTTTATTTTGACAATTATAAACGATATAACTTAATATAACCGTTGCGGCAAAAAATAGGCCCAACAATAAACTTATTATAATCATAACTTATTCTTCTTCATCTTCCTCACACTCGGCACAGTAATTCGTTAGATATATGAGAGCCTCGTCAACCACGTCCCAATCTTTAGTTGTTTTGGCTTCTCGTAACATTTGTACAATTTCGCATGTTTCTTCTTGACTCATAGACACTTAGAAAATTAATTTCAATAGTCTGCCACAGTTAGCAGTTAGAATTAAATAGTGTCAATGATTGTAAACGATAAAAATTTTTGATTTATCGATGTGTGAAATATCGCTTAAAAAATTCATCACCTTGATTTTCCATTTTATTTAGTTCTTCAGTTGATATTTTTTTGGCCTCTTCATCATCAATTTTACCGTCATTGTTTGTATCATACTTTTCAACAACATTGACTAATTCGGTAACAGTTGGTTGTGGAATAGACATCTCAGGTGCAGTTTCGGTTACAACCTTTTTTTCTTTTTTAACGACTGGTTCTGGCTTTGGTTCTGGACCTTCCACATTTGAGTATATAGAATACTCTTTACTAATCGCCATGTTATATGCTAGTATCAAGGCTACAGCGAGAGGATCAAATACAAAAATCAATACTAGAATGAACCATTTGACTACGGTATTCAAACTTACATTCAATTCATCAGCAACAAACTTAAACGTTTGAATATCTTTATTAGCAGCAGTATTAAGTTTTAGATCTGTAATCTTTTTATCAATGTTGTCAATAGTTGTAGAATACGCAGACGATTTAGTATTTTCAACCTGAATGTTTTTGTCAGTTTGATCAATTAACTCCATGGTTTGATCTTGTACCTGTCTAAATTGAATTGGATTTCTAGCAAGCAAAGAATTGGTATTGATCTCACTTAGTCTGGCTTCTTGTGTTTTACGTAACGCTGCCAAAGAGTCAATGCGTGATTTTACATCTTGTATTTTAACAAGTTCCTGTTTCTTTTGATCTTCTAATGTCTTGATAGTATCCATCATCATTCCGTATTTAACAGATGATTGTTGGTATGCACTAGTCAAATATCCAAAAATACCCAACGATGTAATCAACATCAATACGAATACTGCACCACACAAATACGACTTTAACATCCACTGAGAACGTTTCCAAAATCTATACAAAAACGAGGTAGCAACTAACTTTCCTAATTCCAAGGAAGACGCCATTATCATTGCAGCAATAGATGCTCCTGAAAATAACAATCCGATACCCCAAATAGAGAAGAATGCGGCACATCCAGCAATGAATAATGCTGAAAAGCCAAGTAACAGATTAAAATTTAGTAGGTTTCTGTTCATAGTATATAAATATCTAAAAAAGTAAAAAACCCCACCTTTAACAGATGGGGTGACATAACTTATTATATTTGCGTCACTTTACAGTGATCTTTTTAACTTCAGGTTTGTTTGGTTTGATCTTGTGTAAAGTAATCAACAAAATTCCATTTTCAAACTTGGCATCAATTGTTTCTTTCGAGATGTTTTCGCCCAATGTGAAACTTCTACGAAAACTTGAACGTTTCAACTCACGTCGTAGATACGTGCCAGTTTGATTTGAATCACGTTCCACGTTAACCATTTTGTTTCCAAGAATGGTCAATACATTAGATTCTACCTCAACGTTAACATCAGACTTATCCAGACCGGGAACTTCTGCTTCAATCACGATCTTTTCAGAGAAATCAATGATATTAACCTTTGGATACGATCCCTTTTCAAAAAAGTCTACCCCAAAATCTTGGGAAAAACTAGGAACGTTTGCTGCGAAGAATTCATCAAAGATTCTGTCAAACGGAGTCAAGAATTCATCACGATGAAGTGCATGAAGTGTATTTTTATCGAACTTACGAATGGTACTCATATTATATTTTCCTTTCATTAATAGTCCATTTGGACCTATTATCTCTTACTCTATTATAGACCTAAGAGGATGAAACATTTTGTATCATCAATCAATATATAGTTGAAAACCTTTGAAAATGTACTATAAAATAATCACAGTCTATATTCTGGGATGTTGATACCCATAGGTCCATGAACCCCAAATGTCTTTCTCTGCAAATAAGAGTCAACCGTACATTCTCTTGAAAACTTACACGCTACTTCATAAGGAGCAAATACACATCCAAATCGTTCATATATGTGCGCATTGTGAACACATATGTTATAATCTTCGGCAAAATAACCATTACCATGATGTCTGTAAAAATCACCATGCGTTGTGGATACACATGGAATGTATTCGTGAGTCGATACCTCTAACAATTTTTTAGATCTAAAACTGAACCCACCATTACCAACACGATGTGTATTTCCAAACGGGTCTAAATAGTGATTCTCTACGGATGGCCAAGGAGCGCCTATGTAATCGTAATTGTAAAAATCATCATCCCACATTTCTGGATCCAAAATGAATCCGTCATGTTGTACAATTAAACAGTATTTCGTATTAATGTATCTGTGTAAATCAAATATTAGAAAATGACTATATGCTTCACTGGATGTCAAGTATCTACACTTTTCTACTGATATACCATCTTTACTTACTACAGAGGAATCGTGCGTGATAAACTTTACTTCACCAAACTCCAGTTGATTCATACAATGTCGTACTGACATCCACGATTCGTTGAGTTTTATTGAAGTAATACATACTAGAGTTACATCGTTTAGTTTTTTCATACATCTAACTTATTGGACTGTATAATTCGATCAAATTTATCGAATGTATACATCTTACAATAATACGATGTTTCCTTTAACGTCTCAAAGTTTATCGTAAATGTCAATGTATCTAACGACTGACACATTGATTTAATCAATTGTTTTTCGAAAGACTGTACCACGATGACTTTATTAGTAGAATCATATAGTTCAATTTTAACACGTTCTACATCATCAGATAAAAAATGATATGATGAAACCGAAACATTCTTAGTCAATGCTGTAATTTCAGATACATCGATATCTTTTCCAAATACGTAATTTTGATTGTAAGGAGTTGGTGCGAATTTTCCGGAAAGAGTATATAAAGACACTTCCTGTGTTTTGAACTTAACTCCTGCGTATCGTTCGTACTCACCCAATGTGCGCATTGTTCCAAAATTGTACTTCTTTGGAATCACAATCGATTCATCAATTTCCATTCCAAACAATATACGATTTCGTTTTTGTGATTGTGAATCACGTTCCCACCACGACTTTTCATAGACACGATAAATGTTCTTTGTTGTGTCATGATCATCCCAATGTTTTACACGATTATTTCTAGTATACTCATGCCACGCAATAACTTTATGCGGATGATACAAGTCGTATCCATGCGTAAACGCTCTTACTGAGATACTAATTTCCTCACCATAAAAATAGTATTCTGGATCGTGTGGAACTTCCTCACAAAATGTTCCATCAGTAAACGCAAAATGCGCAGAATAGAATCTAGCAGGAATCGGTTTAGTATAAGAATGATGTTTGTGGATTACATTTGGGGTAAAGATAACCGTGCCTTCATAGGTGAACGTATTAAAATCCATTCTCCACGGAACCATTTCATAATTTTCTTTTGGTTCTAATGGATCAAACGAAGGAATATACGCAGTAATTAATGGTTTACTGCTACCCATTGATACACATTGCTGGTACATGTTTTTCAACTCTGTATCCCAGCCTTTTACAAACCTATGGTGAGAATCCAACTGCAATGTGTATCGTTCACCGTTATACTGCCGTTGAATCATATTTCTTGCCCAACAAGCTCCACGACTTTCCTTATATGGAACGTCCAAGATCTGAATATTCGGATATGATTTAAATATATCCAAACTTTCAAACTCATCATGTTGCCAGCAAATACAAACCTTCAAGTTCTCAGGTTTTTCTGCTGTTTCAAACATATCCAGAATAGTTGGAACCAACTCTGGATCTCTATACGAAGCTATTTGTACAAAAATTGATTCATCGTTCATAACTTAGTTTTCTAACTTCCACATATCATACTCACACCTACATGATATATAGTCAGCGACATGAACAATCCTAGGCAAATTTGTTTTGAGTTCATGATCAGGATTGTAAGACATCAAGTACGATTTATTGGCCTCATGATAAAGACCATCTGACAACTTAATAGCCAATGTTTCCTTCCAAGTACAAGTGATCTGATATTGTTGAAGAATAAACAACGCTCTATCGGTAACATCCATGTACTGTAGATTGGCGTTGAACTTGTATACCTCACCCTTGTTCTTCTTGTGCCATTCACTTTCCTGAATGAGATAATACTCGCCCTGTTCCTTGTCACCCAACTTTCCAAGATCGTGATGAATGGTTGCAAAAGCCAACTCTTCATCAGTAAAGTCAATTGTTCCACCACGGGCCTCATACAACTTCTTGACTCCAAATGAAGTGGTCAAAACGTTAATGATATGATCCAAGTAACCACCAGCATAAGCATTATGATAATGCTCCTTAGCACTAGCGGGTGCCATAATGGCGCGATAACCATATTCGTTCTCACTATAGAGATGTTTCAACTTTTCAAGTCGTTCACCCGAAAAGAATTTCTCAAGTTGTTTTAGGAATTTTTCGTAATTAGCAAAAAGCTCTTTTTCGTTATAAGATTTAGTCATGAACCAAATCCTACATCGAAAAAGAGCTTAGGTCAATTTTTTAATTTAGTTATACAACTGGCTCAGCAGGAGTAAATGATGTTGATCCGTTTGGTGTAGTCAACACAATTGATGCAACTTGATCGGCTGGATCAACCTTAGCAAATCCACCGTGTTCGACGGTATACACAAATACTTGTACAGTCTTACCATCATACTCAATTGTTGTTGCACCTGAAACGAATTCGGTACCATCAACATATACCCAGTTAACGTCTGGGTTTGGATGGTCTCTCAAATCAGTTACAGTTGGAGGCAAAGTTGGTGATCCCACTGTATATTGAATGTCACTGATGAATTCACCTTCAGGGGTAACAACTTTGAATACTCCGGTACCGGTTGCTTCAGAATTCAAATAGAATCCAATCTGTGTTGTGTTAAATACTGCAACTGGGGTACACACTAAATCATTAAAATACACTTCAGTCTGATTTTCTACGAAGTCAGTTCCAAAGATGTAAATCCATTGATTTGCAGGTCCAATTGTAGTAGACAATGATGTAATTGTTGGGGCAGCCATAAGTTATGTATGTTTTGCTATAAATATAATTATGTATTGGTTTGTTTCAATTTTTTTATTATAAATCGAACCAATGCACTTCTAACAATATCGTCTTCATCAAACTTAAACGTGTGAATTCCATTTTCACGACTTTCAGTATCTTCAAAGTGAGTCATCATTTTAATGAATCCACTCTTTCCATTGATATCACTTTGATCCGGGTCACCCAAAATAAATACTTTGCTGAACTCACCAACACGGGTGACTAAAGTGACCAACTCTTTGTAAGTCATGTTCTGCGATTCATCAGCAACAATGCATCTAGCGTTCCAGTTCAACCCTCTTAAGAAACCAATTGGTATACTGTCAATACGTTGTTCTTTTTGAAGAGTGTCTATGCTTGCTTTGGTAGTAAGTTCTGACAATTTTTCTAACAATGGCTGTATGTATGGTGCCATTTTTTCGTCAGCTTCACCTGGCAAAAATCCAAGTTTACTATCAGAACTTTCTACAGCACTTCTTAAATACAATAAATCGCTTACTCTTTTTTGATTCAAAAGAATAAGCGATGCTAAGATCGCCATGTATGTTTTTGAAGTACCGGCTGGTCCACTAACAAACATCAACTTTGTATTTTTATCCAAAGCTACATCCAAAAATTGTTTTTGTTTGATCGTTAATTCACGTTGGTGTATTTCAATCTCATTTTTGATTTTATGTTTTTGTGGAACGACTGGGCTCTTGTCTTCAAGATGTTTTTTCTTTTTCATTCAGTGTTTTGGTTTTACTGTAGTATTCAATAACAATTCGATTCGTTTCACTCTCCCACACAATTCGTACTTTTCCTCTTTAAGATAAAAGTCATACACATTTTGAATGTTGTCACGAAATGCTTCTCTGGCGATTGTAATAACGAAGTCAGAATTTTTGAAATTGAATACTTCGGCCATTGGTAAGTTTTTTTCAATGGCGAGTTCGATTGAGGATATAACACATTCTGTCAAATCAGTTTTATGCGATTTGACATACGATTCCAACTCTTTAAAATCAGAGGGCAACACAAAAGGTTTATATTTTTGCTTTTTTGCCATATAACATCAATAAATATTCCAACAACAAATGTTAAACCAATAAAAAACGCCATCGTATGATGGCGTTTGTAAATTGCAGTTATTTATTGATGTTCCGTTACTTGTTCTTAACAGTCTTCTTTGTAACCTTCTTAGGATGTGTTGCATCCGAAGGAGCAGTTTGTGTCGGAATCTGATTGCTCAATTCAGCGATTCGGTACTTGGCGGTAGACTTCCAAGAATTATTGGTTCGATCAGATGCAAACTCATACGTCTTACCCTTTGAGATCAACTGAGTAATCTCGGCTTCCGATCCTGCGTTCTTAATTTGTTCACGTAGTCCCATAACAGTTTACCAGATACGATGCTTCTTTTCGTCCTTTTCAACGATATCAACCGATGACCCATCGGGCCAACGCTTGATGACAGACTTCCAATGTTCCAACTCTACCTTAGCGTCAGCAGGAGTGTTGTATTCCTGATCAGACACACGTAGACCACTACGTACAACGACATACTTCTTATTATCAGCCATATGATGTATAACTTAGTTTATTTGTTAATGTTTCTACTGCAACTTACAAGATCATGTTACCACAGACCTGAGAAATGTCAACGTATTTTTTACCAGTATCTATGATTTTCTCGAATCACTTCGTATCCATCTCTCTCAGAAAGATGCCAATTACGAACCGTTCTTCCCAACTCATCTTTAGTTTCTAAGTCATCTGGCACAGAAAGAACACGCAAATCAGCACCCTCTCCATTTGCACGTTCTTGCAAAAACTCAATGGTATCAATCAACTTCTGAAGTGTTCTATCTTCATACGCATAAAACGAATATGGTTCGACTACGCCCAGCATGTCACATGCTTCAGATGACAACTTATATCCACAGCCAGATCCTTTAGATCTATTTACGACAATTTTCATGACAATAAATATCTAACAAAAGTTGTTTATGTCTGGAATTTGTACATTCCACCTTCAGGGTGTATCGCTACACTATCATAATAAAAATACTGCATAGTTTCATAATTGGCATTATAAACCATAACACCACCATTTGGCCAACTGGGTTCACCTGCTCTATGAGTCTTATATAGATAGATTTTATAGAAATCCGGATATCTGGCAACTAACAGTCTAGTACCCTTCTGAGTAAAAAAGTCAACTTTATGTGGTTCATCAACATCATTAAACACCCAATGTGTGACGTTAGAAACACTTGATACAACTCGTTGAACACACTTGTAGTATTTACTGCCACCACCATCTTCGACCTCTTGAACAATTTTCTTTGTCTTAACAGTCTTTGATGGCTTTTTGACCTCAATTTTCTTGGGTTTGATTTCTTCTTTAGTTTTGGATTTAGATTTCATTAAGATGTCAATTTAGAAAAAACTTCATAGTTTACTATTATACGTTCATGTTCATATTGAGGAATGAAATGTAAAGTATCAATCATTCTTTTACAAGTTATTTTAGCTTCATCATAGTATCCCAATTTATAAGCAGCAAAAGAATGCAAATCCAAAATTAAATGTCCGGTGTCCGGATAACAATAATTCTCCAACAAGAAGTTACGATGTTGTATTACATTTACATTCTTCATCGCAATGCTTGTATACAAATAAACCATCTTTTCGTTCTGATTGTTATGATAATGATTTGCTAAATGATATAATCCCTCATTTCTGAGTGGATCAAATTCATAACTTTTAACCAAATATTTGACCCCCTCAGACACATCTATGTATCTCAAATACATCAATCCAATATAAACCAACGCAGTGTATGCCATTTGATTAACATAATTGAATATCTTCAATTTATCGGCTTCATATAATGTAGAAAGATTCGTATTATCATCAATCTCCATCGATAACTTCAAATACTTCTTATAGTAGAATATACCACGTCTGGCCATTTCAGCTTCATGTTCTTTACCAAAAAATGGCTTGGCCTTTTCAGTTCGAAAGTCTTCCAACAAATCAATATACGATTTAGCTAAATACCAAACATAATACATATCCACATTATAGTCCGGATGTAATCTGTCTTTAGGTTCATACTTCATCACCTGTTGTTCTAGTTCAACAGAATCAACATAGTACTTGTAAGGATTTTGCCACGTAGCTCCGCCCGGAAGCATTATGTGTCGAAACGACTTTGATAAATGGTGTGTACGCCAATCCTGTCGAGATTTACGTAACAGAATTTCATGACGTTTACTCAACGTATATTCCCAATCCAGATCGGCTTTCCACATCCATGGTCGGGTCAAAATAACGTCTCGGTTTGATGATTCAGCATGAACATAAATTTCATCACCACGCCGTAGTTCTTCCCAATCAAAATCATTATCTACTTCTAACACTTCATCAGCATCCAATCGCAAAACATATTCACATCCATGATTAGATTCGGCACATTTTTGTAACGCGTGATTTCTATTGTAGCCAGGATACTGCCATTGTTCAAAGTACAAAATGCCTGGAATGTTCTTTTGTTTGAAAAAATCCTCAATGATAGATTGCGTTCCATCGGTGGACCCATTATCCTGTATGACCCAGTAATCAATGTATTTATACACAGACTCTAACATTCTAAGAATGATCTTTGATTCGTTCTTGACCATTGCATTTAGTACGATTTTAACAGTGCGTTCTCTCATAACGATTTCAACATAACTACATTCTAAAAACAAAAAACCACAAACTTTCGTCTGTGGTTTCACGTATATTATCTGCGATTAAATCATTCCGCTGGTTCAACCACATCAGCTGATAATGGCAGTCCTCCAGCGTCTTCTACAACCGCTTTAATCTCACTTTCCAACTCCTTGATACGTTCCTTGTATCCAGCGGATACATCCTTGAAATCCTTCTTAGTATGCAACAACTTTTCAGTCAGTTCATAAACTTTCTTTTGTGCTTCTGCTTTTGACAATTTAATGTTACTCATAGTTCGTATACATATTTATTGTTGCATGAAAGAAGTAACTTTTCACGATATAAATATTAAGGATCACCATATCACAATTTGGGCCAATCAA